AATGGTATATGTATATTTGAAATCTACGCCTTTAAGCTGGGTAAGTTCATAATCCATAAACAATGAAATATCATCATAACTGAACGAAAAATGCGTTTCCTGTATTGGATGGTTATGTGTAACGTAAGCACCATACAATTCTTCACTTAAATCAATATTAGGATAAACTGCTTTTTCATTTCCAAAGCATTTCCACACCAAACCAGAGGACGATATTACAACCGCATTTTCAATATTACTATTTACAATTTCAGCCTCATATTTAATTAATTCTGACTTTATCACATCATCAGACATGTTGTCAAGAGAGCCAAGATATTCTGGTGGTTCATGTTCTGGAATTTCCACACTATCGTCATCTCCTGCGGAAAGCCCCCTATCTGTAAACACAACTGGCTCCACCTCAATATACTCCACGGCACAAGCACATCGCGGGTGCGCGGGCGGCAGCAGATCTTGTCCTGGAAATAGCGTTTTGCCCTTAAATGGAAAACTTTTGTCCATTTCAATTTCTGTACCTTCAAGTGCCTGACATGTGCTACATACCCTGTCATCTCCTGATGTGCTCCATCTCTTTTTTACTGTTCCAAGATAGCCTTGTTGTTGTGCCTGCCGTATTCCTTCATCTGCTCCTCTGTTATATGCAAATGCGCTTTCTGTCTGCGCTATAGTCATAGCTCTCTGACGGTGTTTCTTCTCTGCGTATTTGCAGGTTGCATCAAGCGCTTTTCTCTGCATATTTTCGGGCTTCATTCGTGGGTGCTCTTTTTTCAGATTCTCTATAATACTGTCATAAAATTTGGCTGCTGCTTGTGCATCACCTTTTGTCAAGCCAATACAAGGGCGGATAAGTCTGGACAGCTCATCAACAGTATGCCCTTCCTTCATCTTCTTTGCTAC